TTACCCAATAGGTTTTGTAGTTTATTCAATGGAGCAATCACTTCAGGATTTGATCTTGCACCTGGGTACTCACCAACTGTTGCGAATGTTTCTCCATATGCCAATCCACCTTTCGCAAGTGGTGTTGAAACAATTGCTGCAACTTGTGCTGCCGCAGCGGCGGCCACTAATGCTGCTAATATGAAATTTAATGGAGGAGGTGATCCACCTAATGCTGTAACAACGGCTAATGCACCTTGAATAATAGCATTTGCAACTGCTAATTTCTTTTGTTTCTTAGCATATTTTTGTCTTATCTTATCTTTCGCTTCTTCATTGTTACCAACTGCAGCAAGTTCTCTATTCATTCTTGCTTCTGTTAATGTGGATAGTGCATCGACGGCCGCGAAAGCAGCATCAAATCCAGCACTAATTATAGCACCATTTTCTTCTAACCAACTTTGAACACCTTCTCCCAATTCAGTTAAGTTATCTAAGAATGTGTCTTTATCAACTGTAATTGGAATGTTAAGTGGTTTAATTTCATCCATTTTAATATCTCCAAGTGGACTGGATAAACCAATTGGATCTATTGGACCACTTGTAGTTTGAACTTCAGCAGTTGATTCCAACAATAAGCTTTTCTTCTTTTCTAATGCTGTAATCTGATCATTAATTGCACCTAATTCCTTTTCGCTTGCTTGATATTGTTTTTCTTTTAAATCGTTAATTTGATTATCTAATTGTGCAAGAATACCAGTAGCCTCAACTTCTTCCTCTACCTTTTTAGTTTTGTTTTCAACTACTATATCAGTTTTATCTATAACATCTTGTTGTTCTTCTAAAGCTTTTGTTTGTTCAACAATTTGTGTGGCTAATCTATTGCCTAAATCTTCTCTTTCTCCAAGCTTTTTCGTATAAAGATCTACGTAAAATATAGCTTTTTTGTACTCTTCACTTTCTTCAGTAATGGCACCTTCTGCTACTAATGCCTTTTGTTTATATAGGTTAGCATTTGCAGACTCTAAAGCCAATAGAAGTTTAAGTGATTTATTTAAGTTCTTTTCTTCTTCTTTTGTTAAACTGTTTAGAGCTTTTTGTATTTGTAAGCCTTTAAGTTTTTCAGTATAAGATAGATTTACTTTATCTAAGATTGCAAGTAAGTCTTCATTAGATATTTTTTCTGCATCTATATAACCAATGTAATCACCGTATTCGGAATTTAATTTCTCAATAGCATATCGCCTTGTGTCTTCAGATGCGGCAGCGTTAGTAGCAGCCTTAATGAGTGTAGATATACCATCCCTTTGTTTTGTTAATGCTTTGTCTTGGTTATTTAAGCTATCTAATATTTTTGAGCCTGCTTCAACAAATGGAATGACACCTTTAAGAATTAACTCTCCAAATCTTGTTTTAGATTCTTCAAGTTTTGTATTGAATTGTGCTATTTTTTGTGAGTCCGTTAGGATAACATCACCCATCTTAGCCAATTCTTCATTTACAACTTTAATGACAGCCTGCTCCATTGTTTGTCCAGTTGCTGCCATTTCTTCTTTTAATCGAAGTGCACTAATTCCAAGGTTATCAAGAATTAGAACAGATTTACGTCCGAGTCCAGTTACAAATGAGTTCACAAGATAATCAACACTCTCACCGGTTTGTGCAGCCCTCTTTGTAGCAAATTCCAAACCTGCCGCAAGTGCATCCATTGGAATTTCGAAGTTCTCAGCCTTAATAGCCTGCTTCATTAATTCCATTTCAGTAACCGTTCCTCTTGTAGCCTTTTTTAGTTTTTCTAATACTTTCGTTGAATTATCTAAAGACTTAAAACCTTGTTCAACACCTTTTACTTCAGAGGCAAGCCTTGCTGCTTCAACAACATATCCTTTTATAGCCCTTAAAGCAAATGCCCCGGCTATAGCGGCACCAACACCTTTAAAGGCACTTGTAACCTTTTTGTTAAAGCTTTCTGATTGTTTTTGAAAGCCCGATATAGTTTTATTTGCTTGTGCTAAACCTTTCTTAAGTTCGGCGACGTTTGCCGATAATCTTAATTCAAGGTCCGTCATTACTTTTGCGGCCATTTCTTTAATTTATTTTAGAAAAATAGGGCATACGCCTAAACGCTGCCCTATAACTCTTTAGTCGTCGCTTTTCTTGTTGTTCCCTTTGATCTTTCTGCAAGCATCCTATCCCTTTCTGCCCAATCATCTGCTGTCATTGCAGCAAGCTTTGCTTGATCTTTTTTCTGTTCTGGATCTACTGGATCCCAAGCGAAAGGCATATATTCTTTACAAAATCGTTCAAATGTTCGCTTGTATCTCTTACTTACTTGAAGTGAGAATTGAAAATATGTTTGTAACCTCATACTTTCATACGCAATTTGCGAAAGGTTCAACTTATCATCAGCCCACAATTTGTTTAAATATTGGAACTCCCTAAATGTCATTCTAAGAAATTCCTTCTTTTTAATTCCAAACCGCTGCCTTGCTAATAGTCTTAGTTTTGTTATATCAGGAGGATCTACTTTTTTTTAACAGTATCCCCAGTTGCTATATCTTCGGCCGCGTCCAAAGCAACATCTTGCATATCATAGAAAAAGTCTGGGATAATCCTCAATAGAAATTGCCAGTTGTTATCTACCATCAATACCCATTGCTTTTTACTGATCCCAAATTTGGACCCACTCCTAAGAATGTTCCAAATTCTTTTCAATAAAGGAATTCCCTCTTGTTCATAGCCAGATGCCACTCCTAATTTTAATATTATTACAAGGTTCTTAGCGAGATCTACAGTATCACCTGAGTTGGATAATATAGAAATGAAACTCTTTCCTGTTTGTTTTTCAAACTCTATTAGAGTCGAAAATGCAATTATGAAAGGATGTTTTACGCCTTTGAACTCAATGAATTGTATCATAACTTATGCTGTTGTGCCTTTTGTGATGTCCCCATCACCAGCGATTTCGAATGAATAAGTAACTGCTGCTCCAACTCCTCCGTCTTCAGTTAATGAAGAGAAGTAACCTACACCTGAGAAGTAAGTTTGAACACTTACGTCTGGTGTTATAGCCCATCCAATAGAAGCGTCTGCAGTACCGGATATCATATTGCTCATCATATCGCTGAAGCCGTATCCTGTAATGTCAGAGTCTCTAAATACTAAACCTGATCCACTAATTGTATATGAATATAAATCAGGGATATTTTGTTTAGAGTTGTTTGTGCTATTCATACAAGCTACTTCAATCATATCCTTACTTACAGATAATGAAAAATCAGTTGCACATCCTATGACAGAACCATCAATGGTTATGTCGATACTCTTTGAAAATAGTGGTGTTGCCATTATTATTTGTTGTTATTTAAGTTTTATAGTTTATATATCCCTATTCGGATATCACATCAAATGTTAAGGTATTCATATAGATGTTTTTTTCTTGATCAAATGAATGTCCATCTCCAGTAAATGTTACATCAACAATAGAGCCTTGTTCTTTGCCATTAAGATAATCAATAAGATCATCTGTAATTGTTACAAGATCAAGAGTATTTTGTGTTATGGGAATAACAGTAAGTTCATACGTTGTATATGCATTTTTTATAGTTAAACAATCTGTTTGAGATGATTTTCTATAATGATACACAATCCATTTCTTCGATAAGTCGAAGTTGTCTGGAAGATTTTCATAATTTATTGCTCCTGTAATGAAAGCATTTATAGAAGAATCTCCTAACATTAAAGCATATAGGTCCGTTGCGAAACTCATTTGTTTATCCTTTTAATTTTCTTTTCTAAGAATTTGTTAATTTCATTACCATATTCTTTGTTTGTATAATCAATGATTTGAGATACTTGACCATCAACAAATGGTTCTATTCTATTCCTTGCCCTTATTCTTCCTCTATTCCATCCTGCCGAAGTCTTTCGTTGTTTAGTACCTTTATCAACAAATCTAACCCAAAACACAGATGATGTAGGACCAGCAACAACTGCTGTTTTATTCAACTTATCCGCCTGCACCTTTATGTTTTTCTTTGTTTCAGAACTATAGTTCAAAACACTTTTAAGTGGCCTTACAATATTAACAGTTAGAGCCTTACGATTGAATGATCTTAAAACTGATTCACTTACCTTTAAAGGCAATTGGTTTAGGATGTCATAAACTTCCTTTAAACCTTCAACTTTAAATTGATTTTCAGCCATCGCTTAGTTCTCCTTCCCATACAACACATTTAATTCTTTGAAAGTGTTTTCTTCCAACTTCTTCAATATGTCCTATTTCATAATATTGGTGATCATACTTAATGCGACATTTGTAATTTACTTCTTCATCATATCGAATAGTAAACTCCACTCTTGTAAATGGAAGTGTTCCTTCTCCACCATATTCGCTTCCTCCTGTTAACACTCTCATCTCAGCCCACTTTTCTTTTACCATTCCTTGGTATCCTTCAGTAGGTGTTCCAACAGCATTTACAGTTGTAGTTTCCCATTCAATTGTTATGAATTTGTTAAGTTGTGCCGCACTAATCATTAGAATAGAATTATTTTGAATGAATCAAGTAACCTTTCGAAAGCCTTCCCTTCCCTAAATACACTTAATGTATAGGAAGTTCTATCAATGTCATAAAGATCTCCAACTTTCATTAGGATTGCTTGTTTTATGATAGCAGGGCATTCAAGTTCTTGATATCCGGTGATATAAGTAAGTGTTAAGGGATCAGAATCAACATCAGTAGCAAGTTCAATATATGTGTGATTGTAATATTTTCTAACTTCGCTTGTTGAAACAGCGACAGAAGTATCGGTTACAATAGAAGAAACACTATCGAAATTGGCTTCATCTAAAACAATATCGTTTCCAATGAAATCATATAGTTCTAACACATTTGTTGTTAGCGCAATATCCTTTCCAATATATTCTTCCGCCTTTTGAGTTGCTGCATATACTATCCCTTGAATATAAGCATCATCAATATGGAAGTCTTCATCCACTCTTAAATGACGTTTAGCTTCTACCAACGAAACAGGATAAAATGTCTTTGTTTTTGTTGGTTTGGTTTTGCCTGGAATGTTGATAAATTCACTCATTCTTAAATTTTATTTTATGAAAAAAGGGGCGGATACGTTACCCTCCCCTTTTTTGTTAAATAGTGGTGTGCTATTAAATTGATACATCAGCAATCCAAGAGAAGTATCTGTAGTTTGCTGCACCGGAATCAAACATTCCAGAGGCAGTAACCTTGATTTTACCTTCTGCATCGAATTCATAAGGGTTCACTAACAATTCAATTCCACCCCATTGGCCGATAGCCGCCTTGGTGAAGTCTCCATATAGTAAGTGATCAGTATTTGCAAGGGCGGTTCCCTTAGCCTGAATACCATCTACCATACCGTCCATTACTGAACCTTCCCAAACTGGACCATTTACAGATGCAATAGTTGCAGTTTTCTTAGCCCAAGCAGCGATTGCAGGAGTTGCAACGTATGATGGAGTAGTTAAGTCATAAGGAACATTTGCTTGAAGACTTACAAAGTCTGCATATGCAAGTGTTGATCCAGCTATAATTGTTGAAGCATCTACTGTATCTGTTTGAATTTGATCAAACATATCAGCAACAACTGCTCTCCATACTGCATCATAAAGGTCTTGAACAACACCTTGATAAATTCCAGGGTTGGTTTGTGCCAAGAATTCTTTTGAGAATACATTATAAGCACCAACACGTCTTGCTGCTAAAGTAACTGATTGAGGATAAGCCGAAGCATCCGCTACAGCAACAGTCTCAGCGACGAAGCCAGCATTTACTTGTGCCATTGCAGGCAACACTAAGTTACCATTAAGAGAATTGTATTGAGTAACACCAAGTTCACCAACTAATCTTTCAGCAGGTGATTTCGCTATAGAAATTCCATTGAGAACGGTTTTGTTCACAATAGCACTATCTGTAGTTGTTACTAAATCATCAAATGATTCCATAACTTCAGGAGGGATAATGAAACCACCCCTTGTTGAACGGAATTCTTGAGGTGCAACACCTGTTGAGAAGAATTCTCTAAGTCCGGATATCATATCAACAGTTTTGTCTTCTGTTTCAGGAGTTTCAACTATTGAGAATGCAGCAGATTGCTTGTTAAGTTTTTCTTGCTTTTCAGCAATTGTTATATCTCTATCAAGCTTTTCTACTTTTGAATTGAATGATTCCCATTCTACCTTTTGATCTTCATTCATCTCATCACCAGCGGTTAGAGACTCCATTTGAGTAACAATGGCAAATCTTTCGTCTTTTAATTGTTTTAAAGTTTTCATTTTTATTTGTTTATTTTGATTTAATTTTAAGGAGCTTTGTCCTCTTTCTGAAAATGTCAGAATTATATTTTATGGGTTCATCCTTAACTTCAGGTTCTTCGGTTTCTACATCCTCCTCAGATGATTCCTCCTCATTGGCAGCAATTGCCATTGTCTCTGGAAAGGCAGGGAAGAGCACTACACTTACTTCCATAAACCTCTCGACGTTTTTAATCAAACGAATTGGTGATCCATCTGATCCTTCAATTTCTTCGAGGTCATCTCTTTTGAATGTAGCCCTAAAACTCATCTGGGAAAGGTCTCCCCTCTGGATGAGTTTGTAGACGTCATCAGCATATGATACGTCTGCAATCTCGGCTTTGAAAAATACACCGTACTCATCGACACTGAAGCTTAGTGATCCACTATTCGTGGAGGCCATAACCAAAGCATCGTCGTGGTTGTATAGTAATGCCACATCTTCTTCTCTTGCTTCTACCTTGGCCATAACCTCGGTGAACGCATTTGAATCTACTTGATAGTAAAAGAATTTACCGTTTCTGAAATCTGGACGTGGATTCTTTGTTGGAACCCCAAACCTAACGGCATAACCCTCAATGTATCGTTTACCATCTTCTTCTTTAACGGCAAACTTGGCATCAATGTTTAATAGAAAGTCATTCATAATAGTTCATTATATTTTATTTATTCATTATCTGTGTTATCATCTGAATTGTCATCCATATTATCATCTGGAGAATCATCCATAGTTTGTGGTGATGGTTGAGGCAATCCTTCGGCCTCTGCAATTTGTGCACTATCTAACACACCTAATGTTTTCATTGTAGTATAGTAATTCAACTTTGTTGCCATATCTAAATCAATCAATTTGTTTGTGTCGAATGAAACATATAACCCACCATCCAATTCAATCTGGCTAAATAGCTTCCATTCAATTTCTCTTTTATACATAAACACAACATCACTCATTGAAGATTTGAAATTTTGTTGTTCGTGTTCCAAATTTGAATATTTGCTGTACTCGTAAACACCCACCATATAAGGCGGCACACGATAAAATCCGGATATACGGGCAGCATCAAACTTTGAAGATGTAATGAATTTTTCATCAACACTGTTTAATGTAAGTTGTTGTATCTCCGTAAATGGTGGCATCTTAATCCAATCTCCTGCATT